CAACAAAGCGGGCCCGGGAAGCACCAATCGACGACCAACCCCCGCTGCTCTCTCAATCGAAGCCGCCGTCCGAGCTCCCTTTCGTAAAAAGCCCGTCACTCTCTCGATATCGCCGAACGCTTTCCTGCCTTGTTCAGTCATACAATGATATGGGCTCTACTGAGGTCGCGCGGCGCTGCGATCGAACGGGCGCCGCTGAGAGGTCGCCGCCTCCACTCGCAACGGTCTTCCCGCCAGCTCCTTTCCGTTCATCGCCCGCAGCGCGACGGCGGCGTCATCTTCGTTCCGCATCTCGACGAATCCGAAGCCGCGCGAGCGGCCGTCGAAGCGGTCGCGCACTATCTCGGCTCGCTCGACGCCGCCAATCTCGGCGAATGCCTCGCGCAAGTCGCCGTCGCCCAGCGAGAAACTCAGATTGCCTACGAATAATCTCACGCCCATCTTCTCACCGTTTCGTCTGATTAGTTACTTGCTGTCTCGAGCTATAGTCACTACGTTTACTACTCATGATCTTCCCCTCCGCCGCCGTCGAAGCGCGCTCGTCCATATTCCGTCATCGCGTCGAGCCAGTACGACAGCTCCGCAAAGTCCATTTCGTTCAGCTCTTGGACTGAGATTCCTGATTGAACGAGACTTGCGAAACTCGCTGCGGAGGGTGGTCGAAATTTTCGCCAATAACCTCAGCCTGCAAGGCCATCACATCGGCCAGCTCCATCTCGAGCACCTCTTCGTACACGATCTTGCGCCCGTCGACGCGCGTCAGCTCTGCTATCAGGGCAAAAATCACTGCGTTCGCATCGCCACCAGCCGCCGCCCGCTGGGCCCGCATCAGGTCCCGGCCGAAGCCTTTCCTCACCTCCGCGCTCTTGCCCGAAGGTAATTCGATCGTCCGGGTCTCTTGTTCGTCCTTGGTTTCCGCGCCGCCGATGCGAACTCCATTCACCGTGAAATCTTCGATCTTCATTAGTCAGAGACTCCCGTGTTTTGGCTATCGTCCAATAGTCACTCAGCCGCCGAGATTTGATCTGAAGGTACTCAGTTGATCGACGCCGCCGACCACGTAGATGTTGGCGAATACGTCGTACAAGTATATTTGGACTCCAGCGACGTATAACTCACAGTGATAAATACTTACGACCGACGTGGTCTCGACCATCTGATGCTGCCGGAAGGTAGGACTTCCTGCGTCCTTGAACACTCCCGTCATCAGGTACACTACCGGCAGCTGCGCGCTTCGCCCTTGGCTCGTGTACTGCTCCAGGTTTCCCCGCGCCTGGAACGAATGGGTTTGGAATGGACTGGCCGAGAACGTAAGCGTATCCGCGTCGAACGACGACCATTTGATCTTCGACTCGAGCTTTTCCACTCCCGCCCACAGCTCCGCCGTTCCCGCCATCCCGAGCCCTTTGTAGTCGATCATTTTGTGCTTGGGATTAGCGATTTCGATCTCTTCGGCCCGTCCCAGCAAGCCGACGCCGTCGATATAGATATTTGCATTAGTCAGTGAGTTGATCTGGATATTCATTCTGCTTCCCTGGGTGCGCGAGCGTTACGAAGTCGCTCCCGCCGCTGCGGTAATCGGGCTCGTCTGTCCTAGCTGCGCCAGCAGCGTGACGTCTATGAATGCCTCGAAAGTGATTCTCTCCGCGGGTGGCGGCGGCATCACGTCGATGTCAAACACAAGTTGCCCGGCGGCGATTTGTGTCGCCGGATTTTCCGCCGGGTCGAAGCTCGCTGCCCCGGCCACGAGGGCGCCGCGCTGAATGAGCGATCTGATGAATGCGTTCGCGCTCGCCAGGATCGCGTCGATCAACGCATTCGAGATTGGCTGATCGATGAACTGGAGCATCGCGAGCTCCACCGACTCCTCAATTATGTCCATTGTGCGGCGCACCGAGATAAAATTGTCCGGCGCAGTCGATGTCGGATACGCGGCGCTACGGTTTCCCCAAACCCGAAGACCCGTGCCGAAAGCGTTGAACACGGTCACGATTCCCGCCGCATTGAGATTGTTCGTATCCGACGATGGGTCGAGAATTGACGCGTAGAGCGTGACGTCAGGCCCCAGCATTCCATCCACCTGCGTGTTGGACGGCGACCACCAGTATCCTTGCGCGAGATCCTTCGCCGCGATCGCTCCCGCCACCCACTGCGAGTATGGCCCCACTGCGTTCGCATTGAATTGCGCGGTCAGCGGCGTCCCCGAAGCGTTCAGCGTAACCCCGGTCGGCACGATCCCTGTGTCGTAAAAAGTCTCTTGCGGGTAACACAGAATTGTTCGATTGCTCGACGTTCCGAAAGGATTGCCCGCTAATCCTCGATTGGTTATCGCAGTCGCCGCCGACGTGGCGGGCGGCGAATCCACCAGCGCCATCGCGCGAATAGTGTTCGCCATCGCTTCGATTGCCGTCGTAACCGCTGCGTCCTGTGAGTAGCCGGGCGCGATGAGTATCTTCGGAAAGAATCCCATCGTGCCGTATGTCGTCTGAAATGCCTGCAGCCCCGTGTAAACGCCGCTGGTGATTGCCCCGATCACGTCGGCATCCATCACCTTCGAGGGATCCGAGTAGTTGAACGCGATCAACACGCTCGCACCGGCGCTGATATGACCGCCTGACCCCGTCGGTATGATACTAATCGCGCCGTTTACCGCGTCGAGCGTATAGTCAGTAGCCGCCGCATACGTGGTACCCGCCGGATTACTAGTGACTACTACGTTCGACACGCCCATGTGCCCGAGACTAATCGCTCCCTGAGTATTGAAGCTGAATGCGGTCGCGGTTATCGCAGTAAAGTGCCGACTGGGATCGAATACGTTGACGACGATCGCCTGTCCTGCGCCCTGCGCCTGGATCGCCTGCAGCGCATATGGAATCGAGTATCCGCGAACCAGCGGTCCGAAATTTGCTGCGTCGAGCGCTGAAGACGCCAGCGTCGGGGTGTTCGGCGCTGGCGCAACCGAAGGCGATTTCACCGCCCAGCTCGGCGCCGTCCCCACCAGTCCGATCACCGCCGACTTGACGACCGTGACCGGGACGGGCCCATTAGGCACTTCGACTATCTCAACTCCATGCAGGAAACTGGCTGGCATGTATCACCTGTTACTCAGTTGAATCGAATTACTATTCGGTCGCTTTAGTTAACCGGTACACTCTCGTCCGCCGTCACAACGACCTCTTCCGCGTATGAGTATGCGATTTGCACCGTTTCGCCCGCCGTTATCGCGCCGGCCGCCAGCGCAGTGACTATTCCGTCGGCTCGATCTATCGAGTAGTCGGTGCCTGCGATCAGCGATGCCCCGCCCGGCCCCGTGATGCTGACGGCAAACACGTTGCCTTGCGGAAGCTGTATCTGGCTATTCGAATTGAACGTGTAGGCTGCCGCGCCGACTGTGATCGAAGTCTGTCCCCCTTCCTCTAGCGCGATACCCTTGATGAAGAGCGGGAAGTCGTCCGGCTGCGAGGCTTCGCAGGCAACCGTGCTGAGCGCGAACGTCGACGCGTACGTCCACACCCCACCCTGCTTATCGCGCTTCACGAACTTCTCGCGCACCGGGTACATCTTGCGGCAGCCCGGAATCAGAAATCCCGTCAGCGCGGTCCGAATACTTTCGATGATCGAATATGCGCCTGGACTTGTGCCCGACGGGTCGCCTCCGACCGCCCATCCGAGGTCGCGCATCATCACTTCGATCTCGAACTCGAGTTTGCGTTCCTGGATAATCGCCGAAGTGTCGAGCAGTCCACCGTACTGCGCGCCTTTGAACATCACCAAAGCCGCGCCCACGCGATGGGTGAGGCGCCAGCTCTCGGGCCGATCCGGATAGTGCGCGATCTCTATCGAGTTGATTTGAGAATTCAGCCGGCTGACGATCGCGTCTCCGATTGTTGCGATGTCGATCGCTGTCGGTGGCGCGAAGGTCACGCCGTTCCAGGGTGCGTCCAGCATCACGCCCATCTCAGAAGCCCCTCAATTTGCCGCGGGTGAAGATGCGGTTCGGGCCCCGCACTGTTTCCACGTTATCCGCCAAGGGCGGCTCCAGGCCGTCATCTGAAAGGCCGAGAGTGAGTTCTCCCGCTGCGACTTTCGTCAGCATCGCGACTGCGTCGTCGTAACGCTTTCGCGCGTCTTCGAGGTCGTGCAGCGGACGCAGCGACTGCAGCCGGTACATCGCGATGTCGGTAGCTAGTCGGTTCAGAACGGCGGGCGGATCAGTCAGTGGGAGGGTGAAGCGGCCTTCGATATAGCCGTCAATCTCCGCGGACGCGTCGGCCAGCGCCTGTGTGATCGGAGTATCGTTCACCGTAGTCGCGGTCGGATCTTCATTAGTCAGTTGCACCAGGTCGCGATTCGGGTACCGATTGATCACATCTTGCGCCGTAGCGTAACTCACTGTCCTAACCTCACTTGCGCGGAACTGACTATTGCGCCGAGGGGTCTCTCCGCGGGCGACAGGCTATTTGCTTGCGCCCGCGGAGAGTGGCCGCGCACTCCGGCGATAGCGCGGGAAGGAGGGGGACCCGCGCTGCGCCGGTTCAGGGAAACTTCTTCCAATAATTCTCTTCCCATCTCCGTGCTCTTACGCGAGGAACTCGCTGACGATCAGATCGGCGCTGTTGCGCCAGATGTTTGAGGTGGAGACGTTTGCGCTGGCCCCCGTGCCCGCCATGAACTCAGAGTTCAGCAATTGACGCGCGACTTCTTCCAGCGTCGGCGGCACCAGCAGGTACACGCCGCTGCGGCTCGACAGCGCGCCAAACGGCTGTCCTGCATCGGTTTTGAACGCGCGCATCGCTGCCCGCGCCGCACCGTAGTTGGCCGGATTGCTCAGGTCCATGTTGCTGGCGTAGGCCAATTGCCACAGGCCCACTCCCGTGTTGGCGCGGCCGTCGACGCCGTAGCGGAACTCGCGGCGGTTGAACACCGCTTCG